GGTGACGGGATCGCCCAGCTCGTTCTCTCCTTCTTCTGTTTTGATGAGGATAAGCTCATGATCAAACGTCACTTGCACCACCTCCGGCGTGGATTATCAAGTTGTGCAGCCGGAATTGCAGGTGCCTTGGCATCGCTTCCACGGTGTCCCTGTTTTGGTATCGCCATGTTGCAAAATCTACAACAAACATAAGGTGATAAGGGTTAGTGCCGTCAAGCACCAACCCTTTCTCGTCTGTTAGCTCTTTGATTATCCCTTCGATGATGGCGGTCAGGTAGGTATCACGAACATTAGATTTTATGCCGAGCCGCTCTTTTACCAAGGTTACTACAGTTGTTGTCTCCATGCGATCACCCCTTAATCACCGGAGGTGTCACCCTTCGTCTTTTTTCCTTTTTTGGGTGCCGCTATTGATTTTTCCACATACCCTTTTGCCTGGTATTCTTCCAACCTATCGCCGTCATATATGTCGCCTACATGGTATATTTTGTTGGTATATTGGCATTTGAATCCCCCGATAACTCTGGGCATAATCTAACGCCTCCCCCTATGCATTTGCATTTGCCGTATCAGCGGCAAAAGTCACGGTTGTAGTCGGTGCAGTATCGGCGATGTTGACTATTACGAACCCTTCACCTAACACGGGCATACCATCATAACGTGCGGTTCCCTTAAAGACGGTCTGGTCCTCAATAAAGCGGACGTGTTCGGACGCCGCAAGCCGAGCCCCCGCCCTCTCGGCCAAGAGGTACAGAGAACCATAGCCGCCAACAATGTCGTTATCCGGAACAAACGGCAACTCCACGATGTCTCCGCCCTCAACCGGCATGGTCCCGTTAAGTCCGGCAACAACAGCACCAGCAGCGTTGAATGTGATAGCCTTAGACAGCAGTTTCATTCTGGTCTGCCGGTTCATGGCCCAGAAGGTTCCTCCGGTGCTATAATTCGGCTTCGCTACTCCAAGATGCAGGATAAGTTCTGCGAAGAATTTCTCAGCCGTCATACCGGTCGGGTTAAACTTGCGCAAATTGGTTTCATGCAGAGGAACCCACGGCGCGTTTGTTCCCCAGTCGTTCGGCTTCGTGCTCTGGGCAAGCCTGGTCGCAATGCCAACCGGCATCTTGGTGCCGGTGCCGTAAAGAATAGCCTTGTCAACTGCCATACCGATTGCCTGGCCAAGCGCATCAAGGATCTCATTTGCCAGATTCAGGTCACTGTCCTCAAGGATAGCATTGGGAATAGGAATGAACCCGCCGACTTTGTACCCGTCAACCTCCACCTGGTTGAACGCCAACGCCAGCTCGTTGAGCTTGCCAATTGCCTCAGTCCATACACCTTCCGGAACGGCACCGGTGATGTTCTGGCGTGCCTTCCCGCCTACGGTCTTGACCCGGACTTTGGTAATGAGCTTACTGTAGCGGTACAGGTTGTCGCGAAGTAGTTCCAACATTACATCTGGAATCGTCAGTTCTGCACCGGTCACAGCACGCTTCTCACCCATCATGCTCCGCACACGAGCAAGAAAATCTTTAACATCTTCACGATTAAGGAAACTGTCAACTTCGCCCCGGTTCATGCCTTGGAAAAAGCCTCTTTTAATCATATAATCTCCTCCTTGTACCTGTGGTTTTGCTAAGCTCCTTTTTTGACTATTTTTTGGCTCTTTACTATTAAGCTGTTCAAGCTCTCCCTCTAACTCCGCAATTTCTGCTTCCAGGCTAGCCTTCTTTTGTTTGAGTTCTTCCTTTTCAGCCTCAATCTTGCCGATTTCTTCCTCTACTGCTGCAATCTCCTCATCGGTTTGAGCCTCTGCCAGCGCTGCTTCTATTTGTTCAGCCCTGATTTCTAGTCCCCTTTCCTGTTCTTCTAGCTCCGCCAACGCAGCTTTACGTTGCTCAATCTTTTTGGCAATCATCAACTGCCTAAGCATCTTCTTAACCTCTCTTTCAGTTTAGTTTTTCTGACCTCCAAGAGGCGCTCGCGGTGCTGCTCGACCGCCTCCTTACGGGCCTGCACCCCGGTATCCTCATAGGCCGGGAAGGTGACTACTGAGACTTCATGCAAATCGATCCCGGTTATGCGCCACTTGACAGTACCGTCGTCGCGCCATTCAGTTTCCTCGGACGTAATGTTGAATCCGAACGAACATTGGTCAATGTCGCCACGCTTCACTCTTTCGTATAAGTTCACCGCATCGCTGTCATTGGGGTTGATAGTGATGTCACCCCACAGACCGTGTTCGTCCACCTTCAAGTTCAAGGTCCCGGCTTTAGTTCGCCCTAACACCAACTTCGGGTCATGGTTATTGAGGGCCTTTACGTCTAGCCCCATGGTCTTTCCCAACCCATCAAGCGCTTCGGGCGCCACTTCCTCAAAGGCTCCGGGCCACAGCTCCGTCTCCCGGTTAAAGACAATAAAATAACCCTCGATGTGCATTTCGCTATCATCTCGGGCCCGAGTTTGAAGCTGTGTAGTCACATGCCTGACCTGCTTAGTCTTCCTGTCCATCGCCCTTATCACCCCCTTGCAGTTTTGCTTGGTCGCCAATCATGCCCATCGGGATGTAGTTCTCCAGGATGACCAGCTCAGACAAGCCCTCTTTGGGAGACAGGCCAAGCCAGTCTCTTACCTCGTTCCCGGTCATGATTCCACGCACATACATGTTGCCGCCGACTGTGGATAGTTCTTGAATGTCGTAGGCATATAGCGACCGCGGGTTGAACCTGAAGTAAAAGTCTGGACTCCACAGCAGCTTCCGGGTGAGCTCCTGCTCGATACCCTTGGCAATCGGTAGAATGGTCGTGTTGATGAAGTTGTTGTACTCATTACGGTCAAACTTGCCGACACCCAGGAAGAAGGCTGGCACCCCAAATATCCCGGCCACAGTTCGCTTGTCAAGCTCAACCGCCTCGTTAATCGCCAAGTCCTGCAGCGATAGAGGCCGAACCTCTTTGACATCAATGAGCTCCGCCGGGATGATCCAAGGCTTACCGCCGCCTTCGGTTTCATCTACATACTGCCGCAGGATCTCCTTTCGGCCCTCGGGATTCGTGAGCTCGTCCGTCATTGCATCGACCTTCACGATGAGGGAAGGCATGTACTTGCCACTCATGAAATTCTTCTTGGTTTTTGTGGCCTGTTTCAGATTGGCAACAATGTCCCTCAGTGCTACCTGATAACCCCTTCCACGCCAGGGTTCATTGGGGTCCGGGTTGATCATAAAGTGGAGTATCTCATCGTGGTCATACTCGATGTTCCCATACCGAACTTTGTACCCTTTATCTGTGGGTATGATGCTTGCCATCGATGGATTCAATGGGATTAGCTCATCAATCAGATCCCCTGTCATCTTCGGGTAAACAAAGCTGTTGCCTCGGCCGTCCAAGAGCATGGTGTAAACGATGTTATACATCCACGCTTTTCGGGTCATGAGGCTGTATGGGTTGATGTCGATCTTTCTGGACAAGGCGTTCTTAATCCGGATGTCTCCGTCATCGGTGCTTTGCATGAGGTGAATCGTCATGGAGCTGATTAGATCGGCGATTTTGTGAGCTGCCATCCGCACTTCAGGATTGTCTGATAATCGTGTGTATCCAGGAATATCAAAATCTTCGAGGTTGCCATATAACACTAACCACCGAGCTGTGGGGTCGCTCGGAAGGCTTGACCCTCTAAACAGGCGTCTTGCTGTGTCTCTCAACCATCCCATCTATTCACCTCCTCCATCATCTCCCGTGTCTTTCCCCAGCCACTTCTTGACCTTCGCCTTCTTGTCCAAACTCTTGAGCATCTGCATGGCAGCAAACACCGCTGCATCAAAGAGGTCTATGCGGTAGTTGTCGCCGATCTTGTCGTACTTCACCACGTCGTCAACTCCTTCGACTGCTTTCACGTTCTGGAGGCAGTATTCAAAGGCTTCGCTGCCGAGGTAGTAGAACTCGCCGCGCTTGGCTTTGGCCTCGATCCGGCGAAACCCCTGGCTCTTGTAGACATACAGCTGGGGTGTATCTACAACCTTGAACCTGGCCTTGGTCATCTCGACCACGAACTCCTCCGCGAACTTGCGGTCAAACCCCACAACCTTAATCTTGAATCCCTTTTCCCGCATCTTCGCAAACCACTTCACGACTTCCAGGTATTCCACTGTGGGAGCGTTGACCATCGTGAGCCATCCGTCATCCTGCCAGCCGAACAAAGGGATATTATCCTCTTCAGCCTTGGCATGGGCCTGTGTGATCGGGAAAAAGGCGTGTGTAATTGCGATGTCCACGTTATTGTATGTGCCGTAGAGCGCAGCGGCCGTGAGGTCGTAGACACGGGAAAGGTCTGCGCCGCCGTACCAGATGATGGGCAGCTTGGCTAGGTCCTCTAGCGTCCAGCTGAACTTCCTGTCGCTAGCACGGAACTCCTCGACGTTGAAATAGCTCTTCGTCGAGCCGGTGTAGACGTTCAGAGACTTGGCCAGGAACGATTTGCGCTGCTGCGGGTCGTTCTGCGCCTGGAGTGCTTCGGCCATCAACTCTTGGGCCGAGACTGAAACATTGTAGTTTGGATTAGCCTTCTCGTGCTCCACGGGGTTCGTATAGTCAACATCACCAGTGGTCGGATCTTCATCAGCTTTGGCAATGAAAACGAAATACTGCTCGTCCTTGATAGTGCCATCAAGTATCTTCTGGCAATACTTCATACGGTTGTAGCAGAATGAGTTCATGTTGTCGCCAGCGGTTGTGATTCCGATGCACAGACTGTTGCGGTACGCCTTGCCGGACTCCTTAATGGTGTTGTATTGGCTCGGGCTCTTGTAAAGATGCAACTCGTCCAGAATTTGGATGAGCGTGTTCAGCGAGTCCATCCTGTCACTGTTGCCGGCAATGGTCTCAATCCGCATGAAGCCTTGACCGATTTCGCCATAGATGGAGTGCTCCTGGTTATTGTCCAGGATGCGGAAATTGGCAGCTTCGCCCATTTGCCGCAAATTGAATAGTAGGAAGTTGAAGCTCTGCAGCGCCTGCTTCAGCAGGTTGCCGACGATCACGATCTCCGCACCTGAGTTACGCTCGAGAATCCCCAACCCCCACGATAGAGCAGCCACAAACGGTGTCTTGCCGTTCTTTCGCGGAATCATGATGAAGGCTTCTTTGAATCTACGCAGGTTGGTCCCCTTGTGGAAGAATCCCAGCAGGTTGTAAACGATAAACTTCTGCCACGGTTCTAATAAAAAAGGACGCCCTCTTAATGGTCGCCCCTCCATGTCTTCGCCCTTTTGGTGAACAAAGGTCTTTTCAATGATTTGTATTACAAACTCCGGATCTTTTGTGCGGAAGTCGTAAGCTGGGTTCTCCAGGTCCCGCAAGAACCTCTCGCCCATCTGCTTGATTTCCTTGCAGGCTACTTTGCGCCCTTCAACGACGCTATTCGCATACTCCAATACAACATCTAGATTCTTAGCCTTCTTCAAGGGCGCTCAACACTTCCGCCAGCTTAGATTTTTTGCTCTCGTCATCGGGCTTCGCAGTCTTGAAGGCCGATGGATTGAGGCAGAGCCTGTCAGAGTATTGGAGTATGTCTTTCCGCAGGGTTTCTAGCGTCGCAACGATGGGGGCTTTCTTTTTCCCACCGGCTCCCGTTTCAACTTCGTAGACGCAGCCGCCGGCCTCAAACTCTTCCAGGGCTTCCAGGTACTGGTGGACAAGGCCGGCGTAGATGTCAATTAGTCTGTCAAACTGAGGTTTGTGCACACCCAGCTCCTTCATGTCTCTAATCGTTTTTCGCTTAATGGATTCCTGGGTTGGAACCTTCGCCACCTCGCCTCACCTCCCAGAATTCTTTTGCGAGAAGCGCGCTATTGGAAAAGGTTGACCCCCCGCCGGTCCCTGACGGCGTTTGCGTTTTTCAGATCGGAGGGGGGGTGTCTCTGCGTGACAAGATGGGACCTCCGCCTCATCCATTGCTGGCCGCGCTCAGTGAGCTCGCCAGTCTGTCTGTCATGCATCCTCTCGTGACATGCTGCACACAAGCTGATGAGGTTGTCACTGACAAAGGCCAGGTGCGGATACTCCTCCAGTGGATAGATGTGGTGCACAGTGTTGGCCGATGCACTGCGTCCGTACCTCTTGCACTCCTGGCATAGATACTCGTCGCGCCTGAGTATCACCGCCCGTTTGCGCTCCCAGCTCTGCTTCTTGTAGAATCTCACTCAAGGCACCACCTCCTGCTTGTGTACCGCCAGAGCTTGGCGGGAGTTGCATCACTTTCCTCAATCCCCGTCTCACGCTCGTGTTTCTTGGCATTTAATCAAACCAAAGATCACTTGCTCCCAAAATCTTTCCATTGGTGTGCAGCACAATTCGTATATCTCCATAGAGTGCGTTTCCTCTTGTTGCC